AACTTGAACAAAGGACCTGGAGCTCTAGCTACAGCGGTGCGCATAGGAGACAGTGTCTCTTCTGCCTGCGCCATAGTAGGTGCTGTCGCTACCTGGTGGGTAGACGAGGTATCGATGTTCAAGAAGTATGCTTGCAGGAATGCTGCGTACATGGACTTGGCCGCACCTCGGGCGACGATCAGGTATTGCTTGTTAACGAGTCGCTTCTTAATACGCTTTGTGACATAGTGTCCGCCATGTCCGTCTTCGTAAGGCTCGTACACAGATAGTTCTTCGAAGTAGAACCATGACAGAAGCGACTCCGCCCACAGTTTGAAAGTCGGGAGCATCCTAACTGGGGAACCATCGGTCAGAGTAAGTTCCGCTTCGCAGTACTCGATGAAACCGTCAATGGCGGTACTGTCGTAGTAGTACCGAGGGTTTTCGATCAGCTGATCGATCCGGTTCATCTCCTTAGAGACCTCCTGACACACAGGTATGTCTCCTCGGATTACTGCATCTCGGAACTCCGCGTAGTATTTCGGAGTTTCTGTGTTGGAAAGCATACTAGATCTTGATTCCAGCCGCTCTGAATTGGTCGTAGAAGTCCTTATGGCGCTGTCGTTCTGCTGCCATCCTAGCGGCGGAGCGAATACCATCGATGTTGGTCTTTCGGACCTTGTTATACACCGACTGGCCGACTGAATGTGCTCGGTCTTTAATAACCGAGTTTGCAGGTATGATTCCCAAGGCTTGTCCGCCCTTAAACGCAGCCGCAGTAGCCAGGATTCCAACACCGACATTCCGGTAATTACCAAGAGCTACGTTCTTAACACCTCGAGCGGCCTTGCCGGCGCCCTTTACAGCATCAGCCCGACCTCGTTTGGAACGTGCTTCCTTACCGCGCTTTTCCCAGTCGGTATTAGCCACGTGATGGTCAAAGGCCTTCTTGTACGATGGATCCTTAGATCGCTGGTTGACCTTAGCCTTGATCAGCTTCCGTCTATTACCAGCACCCTCGCCGTAGTACATCTTGGCTCGAGTAAATTCCTTGGCATCCTTCTTGGCGGCGCGATTGGTGGAACGAGAAACGCCTTCCGGTCGAGAATTTCGGACACCCCAACGCATACCCTTAACGCCATAGTGAGCAAGTTCGTCATCTACGAATCTAATTCTTGTATCCATAGTCCCCTGGCTTCGGTTTGTAGGTTCCGGCATTGATTTGATCAATGTCTCGTATTCGTTGCTTGAAGTCTTTTTCATAGTATCGAACCGATCTATTGAGCAACTCCTGAGCGCGCTTTCGTTCCGCGGGTGTTTTTGCGCGTACGTACGAGGCCTTGGTCTTACTATATGGTCTAATTACCTTAGCCGCGTAATCCCGGTATCCCTCTGTAAAGGCTGCATTTCCCTTATGACTATTGATCAGACTTTTAGCTGAACCGTGGTACTCCATCCTTTTATAGACGGATCTAATACTATACGGGTTGATCATTTTGTAATGAAGCTTACCCGCTTTTCTACCCGCTTTACGGTCTCGCCTGTCCGCCAGTTGCTTGCGGACACCCCATTTCATGCCTTTGACACCGTGGTGGGCTAGTTTGTCATCGACGAATGTGATTCTTGTAGACATTGTAGATCTTTTCTCCGTGCTTTGTGTAGGCTCGAGATCCGGGAGTCTTCAGCAGACTCATCGCATAGTCTCCGGAAGCCATTACAGCGTTCAATGACATTTGGGCTGCCGCATTCGTGAGCTTCTCTTCGAACTTCTCACGATACTTAGAAGTGAGTCTTGAATGAGTGCTTTTCGGTTGAAGTCCTGCGTATTGGCGCTCTAGATTACCTCGAGTGATTGCTTCCTGGAGCTCCTCATTCGACATTTCGTGAACGCTCTTTTGAGGCTTTCGGGCGGCCTTCTTTCGAACACCCCACTTCATACCCTTGACGCCGAAGTGGGCGAGTTCATTCGATGTAAGGGGTAGCAACGCTCATCCTCCATTCGAGTTCGTTCTTAGCTTTCGTAATCGCATCCTGCACTGTCGCCGAAGCAGAAGGATCGAAGAGAAGCTTGGTTGAAAGTTTGATATACATCAGGACTTCCTTATGGATCGAAGCGGCATCCGTATCCGACGTGTATTCAGGGGTCTCGGTCAGGATTTGACCGAGGGTGAATACAGACATGTCGATATGACCCGAGATGGCTCCATCGAAAGATGTGTCATCTTCTTCGATGCCAAGATAGTCCTTAACGCTTTGAAGTAGGTTCACCATAGAATGGTGTCTCCTTCCGTTCGGACGTGTCCGACGAACCGTGAGGTCTCCAGAGTCCCGTAGTGAATCGCATTGTGGGTGTCTAGAGACACCGTGATAAGATTCTCGGGATCTAAGAGCGACTTACTTCGATGCAGTACGTCGTCGGGAGTGATTGGATTGATGTGATGTATGTAAATCGCATCAAAGATTTCGTAACCCTCACACGCAAGATCTCTTCCGAAGTCTCGAGTGATGATGTGGTTACGTAGATCGCGCCACTCCCTAGACGTATAGAACGTTTGGTTCAGATGTCTCTGATGTGCAAACGTCTGTTCGCCGACCATACCCGTTAGACGTAGGTAGCGATAGCGTTCCTCGAATGTTGGGAGTTCGATACATTCAGAATACGTCATCCGATCCACCGGAATACCTCCTCATAGCCTCGACGGCCTCCTTGACGAGCTCTTCAGTACGAGCAGCTGAAGCAATACTGTCAGCCTTCGCCTTGACGAGCTCGGTTTCCTGACGAAGCTTCTCTCTTTCGAGCTTATCGCGTTCGCCAGCTAGCTTGAGGTAGTGATTGATCGTGGAAGGCGACGCCGTTCCGTCTCGCAGCTGCTTCTCGGCCAAGGCCACTGCGAGATTGATCATCATGTTTTCCGATTCTTCGGGAGTGCGCGGGGCTTTTGACTTCCGCGCCACGAGTTTTCGTTCCTTTCGACAGAGTTACCTTGAGTTCTGGGACGTCCTAGAGCGCGGACCAACTCTGAAAAATCCTACTGGGAAGAAGCAACCAGTTCTCTAGGACATCACAGAACCCAAGGTTCGAATCCAAAATATCCCCGCGGGGAAAAATGAAAGGGGCCGGCGATGCGTGGGGGGAGGGTAATTTGCGAGACCCCTCCCCCCGGTGTCGCTATTCGCTTATCATTTTGTAGTTTCCTGTAGGATTCCACTCAACGATCCAACGAATAGCGTCATCAAACGCATCGTGGACGACAGCTTCAGGGAGGTCGAAGTCAATTGGACCAACGATTCTTGCTATTAACGCATCAGTGTTGTAGCCATGATCGCGATCGAACTTCGACCACTGTTCGTAGTCATCAACAGGACTGAAGGGATTGTCGTCAGTCGTTAGGTACAGAGCCATGACACCTCACCTCACTAGCTCTAGTACTGTACTAGTACTGATGCCTAGGGCGTCAGCTACCTCACTAGTAGTAGCCCCATTACGGGCCATGGCCTTAGCCCTACTAGCTACACTAGCAGACACAGGGGTCTTGGTCTTAGGAAGGGCCCTTTCTGAGAGCTTCTCCATGTCGCTATAGCGCACCACGGCCTCCATAGCAGAGGCTGATAGGGCACCTGCCTGAATGGCCTCCCATTGGCGGTCTGTGAGCTCTATGAGGGACTCTTTCCTAGAAGCCCCTGTTCTGAGGCGGGCTGCTGAGATGGCCTGTCTGGAGATCTTTTTATATTCTTCAGAAGACACGTCTCTGTCAGCAGTCTTTGCCTTGATCACTGCATTAGCAATGATCTGGGCTTGCCTTTCACGGGGAGCATTCATAGAAGCCAACTTAATAGCTGACTTGAGTTCCTCAACCTCAGTGGCGTACTTCTTAGCAGCCTCGGGGTTCTTCCTGGGGATCTTAGTAGAAATAAGTTCCCGTCGAGCTCGGTTACCCAGGGACTTCATGTCATTAGAATAATCCGCATAAATCCTTTCCATAGGGCGGTTGCCATCGGAAATAAGATCTCGCGCATCTTCTGTAACTTTAAGTCTCTGGGTCTTGGTCTGAG